TTACACCGGAATGTCATCAGCGTCTGTACTGTTGATGAAGAACGTCACGCGCCCCAGAACTTCCACTTCCTCTGCGGCCTCCCCCTCAATCGCTTCGCCATCATCCGTGATTAATGCCCTTCCCCTGAGTTTCGCAAACTGCGTTCGACCGCCAATGAGGATCAGCAGAGTCTGCCCCTGCACTAAACGAGTAACTGGCTCGATCAGTGCGAACCCGGATGATGTTTCAAGAATGCGCGTATCGATGCCTACGCCACAGATCAGTTCCGGTGTCATCCGCTGGGAGGTGTAATCAGCCGCTGGAGATGGAAAGCCCATTACAGACCTCCGTTCGGGTTATAGAGCATAAAGGTGCGCGCCTGGCCCTCACTGGTTGAGATATCTTTAAAGGTGGAAACGTGGCTCTCGATCCAGTCGTTCGCCTCTTTAAGCGTCCACTCCCAGTTAACCGCCACCAGCTGCGCAACAAAGTCCTGCGTCGAAACCGTCTGGCGGCCGTTTGGTTCCCGTTTGATGGCTTCGCGAAAAGCCCCTTCAATATCGATTCTGCGTGGCATAACCCCTCCTTATTATTTTTACTGTGTTTATATACAGTAGTTTTCAGGAGAGGTCAGGGCAAGGCGGCTGTACCTATTGATCATTGCTGCTGAAAATCCGGTTGTTCGTCAGAATTGGTTGCAGCCTCCGCTTCTGCTCTTAGCCTTTCCTGCTCCACTATTGCTTCAGCTTCCAGCCTGTCCTGCTCGGATTTCGCGCGCTCCGCCTCCTCTTCTTCCAGCCTTTTGGCCTCGTCGCGCTCGGCCTGAATGAGCGCCGCCTCTTCCATCTTTTTGTTATAGATGCTGTCAGCAGGCATCTCAACACGGACAGAAACGAACTGATCGGCAGGTATATCTATTGGGTCCCCTTCGGCAAATCCTTCGCGTTCGTTGCGGGCGAATGCCGGGGCCCCCGGGTGAGTGCGATGATAGGTTTTCACCAGTACAGAACCATCTGCGTTCACTTCATAGTCGAGCCAAACCAGAGGCTGTCTGTTGCGATCTTTCGGGATGTCAAAGCCGCCATCAATACCGCCCCACTCGGCATCGGCGTTCAGGCCCATGCATCCGCTTACCAGATACTCACCAACACCCAGGCGCGTTACAACACACCCTTCGGATTCAGAGTTTGTCAAATGCGATCCATCATGAAAGATCTGGATGATTGGGGAAGCCCCTTTGAGCGTTCCATCTGCCGCTTTCGTTGTGTTGGCAGTGGTATACACCTCGCACAGCTTGCCGTTCACGGTGCTATCTGTGTTCAGTATCCGGAGGTACATCTTTGGCTCACGGAGTACAGTCGGCAGGATGACCTGATAAACGGTATTGGCATCGAAAGGCGCGAGGATTACCGATGCGTTATCGTCAACGCCGCCTAGCTTCATTTTTGAGATGTAGAAGCCTGATCCAAGACGAGACTCCTGGTTTATTGTGGTTAACGCGGTCGAGCCAAGCCCGAACGACCCCACCGAAGTAACGCGCCCAGAAGTCTGATCGTTGAGGCTGGTCTGTAGCGTGATGCCGATGTTAGATCGAGCCTGAGCCGGAGTGCTGGCCCCGGTGCCGCCGTTGGTGATGGGTATTACGGTGGATGAATCGCTGTTAAAGCACTGGTTTACAATGAACCCTCGCGTACCTTTAGCTCCGTTCACAAACACCAAATATTCGCGACGGTTAGTTCCAGCACCAGTATGTGCCGTCAACCGCAATGTTGCCTGGCCGTTAGCAGTCCGAATAACTTCAATCGTTACACCTGTACCATCGGAATATATGATACCTGCAGGTGGATTGATTGATGAGGAGAAGTTGATGACTATTTGCGATCCTGATACAAAATCTGCCTGTTGCCAGTCGAAAGCTGACACTGGAGCCTGAGCGACCAAGCCAATACCGATCGCCGCCATCGCATCGGCACCCATTAGACGCCAGCCATTGGCATCTCCGCCAGCGTACCAACTGACAGAAGTCCATCCGGTAGCTGCATTAGGCGCTCCATGTCGCTCATATGTGCCAATAGTGGTAAATAGCAGTTGGTTAAGCCCTGCGATTGTTCCACCTTGGCGGCGAATCGACATAATTACAGCGTTACCGTTTATACCAGCAGGCAAATCTGTCCGTGAACCGGATAATACATACGTCTGATTCTGAGAAAAGTAAGCAGCATCAGAAAGTCCAACAGCAGCAGGCAGCACCGTATTTGAGCTTAGCCCGCCAACCTCAGACCAATCAGACCAAGGGCCTGACCCATTCCATGACCCGGTAAGCCAGCGGATAAATAACCGACCTGCATCAGTAGTGTATCGCTGGGTGCCGTTGCTGCGCCCGCCCGCGAATATCTCCAGCACGCCGCGCTCTGCTGCTGGATATCCATTCGCAAGATCGGCAGCGGTGGCGCTGACGCTTGACTGGCCCCAAGCGCCGACATAGGTTGAGTTTGGCCCCATGGTGTTCAGATTGGTGCTGGCAGGAATCCCGCCGCGCCATTGCATCGCAGAAGAGGTGATCCCTGCCATCTTCGGCCATGACGGACCAGTAAACGTAGTTCCGTCTGCCCGTGTAAGCGTCACGTCGCCGGGGCCTACCAGCAATTTGTCCTGATTGGAGATATCAATTTGAGCCTGGCGAAATGCTTCCGTGACGGTTTTTGCTAAATTGTCATCAATCGTAGCCATTCGTGATGTCCTTAAAATGAAAAACCCGGCCGGAGCCGGGTGTGATGGTCTGAGGTTATGAGGATCAGGAGAAGGAACCGGTGCCCCGGGTTATGATCAGTGTTGGAGCGGCAATGCGCTTACTTGCCGTGCCGGTGCCAGTAACCGTAATGGTCCCTGTAATCACGTTGGCAGTAAGATTCCGTACAGCGTGACGCACTGTTATCCATAACCCTCCTGTCCCGGCCGGCACGCTGATAGCCCCCATGTCACGGACATTACCGTTGATGTTGAGTGTGATGGTGATGGTCGTAGTACCAGAGGTAGAGGACACATACACCATTGCCTCGAGCAGGGCCGATTTATCCAGCGATGAGGAGGAGGAATCTGTAAAGGTAATCGAACTAGAGGCTGCGGCTGCGCCTGATACGTAGGCATCTGCAGCTATACCCACGTTTGCCACATCCCCAATGAAAGATGTCGCCTCGACCGTGCCCCTGAAACTCCCGCTGGTCGCCTCAATGCTTCCTTTAAAACTCCCGTTGGTGGCATAGACAGTTCCGCGAACGGTTACGTTGTTGAACACTGCGTACCCGGATTTATTGATGTGCCAGCCAACATTTCCCGTCCCGTCCCACGTACTGGACTGGATGTAATTGCCGATCTTGGCGTTATCCATAGAACCATCCTGGATGAACACCGACCGCAAAAACATCTGGCCGCCGGTTGCCGCAAACACCAGTTCCTGCCCGGTAGTCGTCGGGTTGTAAACCGCAAACGTGTCGGCGCTGACGAGGAAGTTAGAGGAGCCGGTGGCATCAATCCCCAGTTGGATACCCGCGATGCGCTTAATGCCGTTCGCCTCCACCTGAACTTTAACGCCCCACTGCGCGGAGAGCTTGCCGTTGATATCAGCAACAGCTTCGCTGGTCGTCTGGACTGCGGAGTTGGTATCGCCAATTGCGGCCGTCACCTGCTGAATGCTGGTTGCCGTGGCGCTCTCCAGATCCGTAACGGCTTTATCAATGCGCGTGATGGCTGCAGCGTTGGTCTGGCCGTTTTGCTCTACCGTGGCCTTAAGCGTAGTGACCTGCTCCGCCACGGCGCTTGTGGCATCCGCAGAGGTCTTCCGGACGTCGCTGATCTCGGCCATCGCTTTCGTGTCGGCTACAGCAAATGTAACACGCTGATCAGAGAAAGCTGTGAAGTTGGCAAGCGCGTTGGTGATGTTACCGATGATACCGGCGTCACGGCTTGCGGTATTGCCATCCACATCAACTTTCAACGTATCGATGCGACGACCCAGCGCGCTGTCACCATCCGTGCGGGCCGTGGTTTCCGTGCTGATGTCCGCCGTGTTCTGGTCGGTCGTGGCCTTCACCGCAGCCAGCGCGGTGGTCTGCGCCTTGTTGTTATCAGCGACGGCTTTATCGATGCGCGTAATATCGCCGGAGTTTTTACCAACAGTAGTCTGCAGGCCCGAGAGCGTAGTGGCCTGCGCCTCCTGCTCAGTCGTCAGCGTTGACAGCTCCTGCGTCACGCTGGCTTTGTTGGCGTTAACGGTCGCTTCCAGCGCTGTCCGGGCTGTCACCTCCGCTTCCTGCGCGGTGATGCGCGCCTGGCGTTCGGTGTACAGCAAGCCCGATGCCAGTTTTGACGGATCGTCACCGGTATAGCCGCCCCGGATCTGAGTCGCCAGCGTCTCGCGCGCCGTAGCTTCCGCCTGGTCACCTGATACGCGCGCCGCCGTTTCCTGCTGCAGCGCCGCCATCCCGGCCCCAGGCGTTGGCCGTCCGACTGCTACCCAGTCAATCAGGTAATAGTTTGTGGCGTCCTGTTTGGTGGACAGGTCCAGCCTGAACTGATTCATCGTAGCTTCTGTCAGCCAGGGAATATTGTCGAACTCCAGCGTGGCGATCCCGTTGGCGTCGTATGCAGGCTCGCCGACAGTGAGCATGTTGGTGTCGTTGAAGCCACCGGTACCACGCCACCGCAGCTGCCCCGCCCAGCCCGGCGCCCCGAACTTCCTGATGCGCATTTTAACGAAGCGATAGGACGACGAGTTAACACCCAGTGAGCCGGGAGACGCCACCCAGGGATCGGTAGCATGGTTCGCCGGGCGTATCCAGCCGTCAACAAAGGTCGGGGTCCCGTTCCCGGTCCAGCCCTCCACTGTCGAATCGAAATGCCAGATTTTGAGTGGATCAAACTGCGAGCCGGTGCCGGCTGACACCTGGGCGATCTGCTGCGCCAACGAGTCAGAGGTAGTCTGAATCGTCTGGTTGACGTTGCTGATATCCGCAACGCGCTGGTTCTTCTCGGTCAGCAGCGCCTGCCCGCGCGCGGCGGCCTCGTCGGTGATGGCTTTCTTACGGTCCGTGACCTCCTGCGCCAGGCCCGCTTTAGTCGCCGCCGACTCTGTCGTGACTGCGGTGATGTCGTCGCGCGCCGACTGGATATCTTCACCCAGATCCGCAATGTCCGACACGAGGTTTTTATAGCCCTCGGTCTGTTCAAGCGTGTCGCCGATCATGTCGAGATAATCACCGGCGTTAGAGCTGGACTGGCCTGCCGCCCACTCCGTCCAGTCTCCGGTGTTGCCGATACGATCCACCAGGCGCGCGCGGTACCACTGGCTGACGCCCGCCCGCATCGGGCCATGCTGGTAATGCGTGGCCGGATACGGCACCAGCGCCAGTAACTGCGGGTTAGCCTTGTCTTCGGTGGTTGCGCGCTGAATTTCGGTGTATGCCGTATCACCAGAGCCATCCGGGAAAGCCCAGGTGATGTCGATAGCCCAGACAACATCATCCGTGGCGGCCAGTGCCTGCGGCGTTCCCGGCCTGCCGTTTTTGCCCGTAAGGTAGGTAGTGTCAGCATAACCCCACGGAGAGCCTGAATCCTGGGCGTTAAGCGCACGCACCCGCACGTCATAACTTCCGGTGTAAATCCCCTGCACCGTAAATCCCTGGGCGCTGCTCACCGGCACGTTTATCCAGTCGCCATTATCCTTGCGCCACTGCGCCTGGTACCGGATAGCACCATCCACCCTGTCCCAGGACACATTCATGGTGGCAACGGTAAGTCCCTGCTCAATGTGGTCGGTTTCAGTGAGGGTAATGTTTTTCGGTGCCGGCAGAACACTTACCGGCGTGACGGTGACCGGTGCCGGCGTAATGCGTACACCGTCATCGATATAGCGGTATTTATTCGGGTCATGCTGAACCGCGGTGATCGTGAAACCACCGTTGCTGTCGTCGTTCGCCCGGATGGATGTCACGCGAAAATACTGGATAGCCAGGTTATCGCTGTCGATGGCCCACACTGCACCGGACTCAGGCGGCAGCCTGAAGGGGGTGGTGACCGTCACTGTCTGTTTATCTGCGCTTACGGACTCGATTGTCCGCGTCTGCGCCTTGCCGTCTGGCAGGTTGACCACCAGGCGGTCGCCGGCGGCGTAGTCAGCAGGACGATCAAGCGTGACATTTCGCCCGCTCACCGCCCGGATACGCCCGCCGTTCTGCTTACCGGCACGGAACGGATCCGCGATACCGATAATTTCTGCAGGCAAGGGAATATAACCGTCCAGCCCCACGCCAAATGACACCGTTCCGTCGCGCGCATTAGACAGCAGCGCCCAGCGGCCCCGGCGGTGCGCTTCACTCTGGGATGTGCAGCCAATCGCCGTCATCGACATCTGGTTGACCTTGTACCGCTTCACCAGGTCGGAATCGTAGACACTCTCAACAGTATCGCTGTAATGGTTCTGCGGATCAGACCAGGACACCAGGGCAGACGAGTAGCGGTTTTTGTAGCTGCCGCCGCCGTAGGTAAACAACCCGTCAATCACGTTTGATGCGTGGTAGGTAAAATCCACTTCATCCTGCGGCACATCCGCGCGCACGTAAATCTGGTCGTTGCCCCAGAAGGTGATCCCCCGGAATATCGCCGCCAGATCGCTGAGAACGGTGTAGGCGTCCTGCTGGCTCTGGATGTAGACGTTGCAGGTGAAGCGCGGCTCGGTACCACCCGCCCCGTTCGACACCTTCTGATCGCAGTACTGCGCAATCGCATACAGCTCCCACTTATCGATCATGGCAGCATCGATGCGGGTGCCCATGCCGTAAATCTCATCCAGCACCAGATCGTAGAATACCCAGGCCGGGTTGTTGGTGTAGGCCATTTTGAAGCCACCGGACCAGGTGCCGCTGTAGGTGCGCGTAACCGGGTCGTAGGAGTCCGGGACACGTACCAGTTTGCCCTTCGGCCTGCAGGTCACCTTTGGCGCCCCACTGGTAAACTGGCTGGCATCGACCTCGATATACAGCAGCGCGGTATTTGGATAGCGTAACTTGCTGTCGATCACCTCAGCAAACGAGAACACCCTGAAGGCGTTTATCAGTTTTGAGTTACCCACGGAATCAGGCGTGATGCGACGCACCCGCACCGCCCAGCCGGTAGTGGCCGCTGGCAGGTCTATGCGGATGTCGCGCTGGTATTCCGTGGTTGTCTTTCCGTCGAATTTGCCGTTAACCACCGTCTGCCAGGCCGCACCATCAGTCGAGAGATCAACGGCGTACTCCGTGACCGTGCCGACCATGTCGCCGTTGTCTTTATAGGTGTACTGTACGGGCAGGCTCAGCTTAATCCGCACGGCATCCAGCATCAGGTCAGAGAACTGGCGTGTCCACGGTACGGTGGTGCTCACTGTCACGTTGGCCGACATTTCGTTGTCGACCTCAGGCAATCCCTGAATGTAGTCCTGATCCTGAGTGCCCGGGCGAAAATCCCACTTCACGCCGGTGAAGTTGTAGCTGCCGTCGGCGTTCGCCAGCGGGGTGTCGTTAAGGAAGATGTTCTGTGCTGTCAGCTCGCCCTGGATTTCACCTTCAGCGATCGCCAGCAGCATTTTTAATTTTGCTGTCGACAGCAGGTCATCCGGATCCTCAACAGGAGTGTGCTGTTTAGCGCCACCGCCTTTACGTCCCTGAATAAGGGTTTCATCTTCGGGAAGTCGCATAGTTCACCCATAAAAAAAGCCACGCGCAGGTGGCCTGTAGCTGAGAATAAATTTCACTGCTGGTCGCTGGAGAAGATCCCTGCGCTGATGACGGCCCCGCCGATCTCGCGCTCACCAAAGAACACAGGTACCGGATAACCCACAGCCACGGTGTTCACCGGCGCGCCAAAGGCGTAATTGGGTTTGTTGTCTGTGCTGGACGACGCGCCAACGTTATATTTTGGCTGCGGGGTCAGCAGCTGCACCACGCCGCCCAGCATCATCGACAGGCCGAGTCCAGTCAGGGCCGTTGTTGTCGCAGTTGCGGCAGCCGTGCTCAGACCTATCGCCGTCAGCGAAGCCCCCGCGGTAAAATACGCGGCCACGAGCGCCACCGCTCCGATAACGATCTGCAGCACACCGCCGCGCTTTGAACCTTCAGTAATGGCTGAAATCCGGTACACCGCACCGCCGCGGGTCATGTCGAACTCGTCGAGGCCGATGTTGTTTTTGCCATTGAAGAAGGCAAAGCGGATCCCCTGCATATGCCCTTCTGACAGGTAGCGTTTAAAGCCGGGAACCTGGCTGCACATGGCGCGCAGCATCTCGCGCAGATCCTCAACGTGAAACTGGTGTTCGCGCCCGAACTTTTTCGCCATGCGGCCTTCAAGAATCAGTGTTTTCAGCATTCATCAGCTCCCTGTGCCGGACCACACGAACGGTGCGGTCTCGGTAATATTTGCCGTACGGCACCCGGGCGGACAGGCTGCCGAAATTATGGTGCAGCATGATATTGTCCTGGTGCTCGTGGTGACCGAGATAAACGGCCGCGTGGTTGGTTACCTGCGCCTGTATGCGCATCATGATCATATCGCCGGGACTCATATCAGCGGGGTCTACCTGGATAAAGCCTTCTGCCTCCCAGTTATCGTCGTAGCGATTTTCGCCCTGCTCCCACCACTCGTACGGTACCGAGTAATCACCCAGGGTAATGCCGTGCTCACGCTGAAACCACTCACGGATCAGCGACCAGCAGTCAGCAAAGCCCAGCACCCAGCGCCGCCCGGCGTAGTCCCGGTCCTCACGGGGTGCCAGCGTGCAAAAATCACCGTCCGGCCAGCTCATGATGCCCCATTCCACCCCGGACCAGTCGCACTGCACCCTGTCCATTTCGGACGGCACAAGCTGCACCACATCAGGATGCGAGTGGATAACCATAATGATTTCGCCCTGCGCCGATGCTGCCAGCTTATCCTCCGGCGAGATCGTGAAGGCCTCAGTGGGCGTTGCTGAAATATTCCGGCACGGAATGTACTGCTGCGCCCGTCCGGCCTGCACCACCACGCCGCAGGCCTCGTTCGGATATTCCGCGGCAACATGAGCGCGGATCGCATCCATCAGTTTTTTTCGCATGGTTATTTACCCTGAAGGTTTGCCGCCGGGAAGCCGCCAAACGGCAGCGGGTTACCGGTTCCGAACCGCGCTTCGCAGTCCTGCATCTGGCCGCCGCACATATCCAGCGCCGGGTTATCCGTGGGGGTGCCGTCCTTCAGAAAATAACGGTTCCCGTTGTAGTCGCACCCGGTACCGGTGCGGTACCAGCCGCGCGTGCACCAGGTGCAGACCGGCGTGATCTGCCGGGTGGGCAACTGCAGGTTCTGGATGTCAAAGGGTGAGCACAGTTCAAAGTCGACCTGCACCCGCGTTTCAGCGGTTTTGGCATTGACGTAAAAAAGTTGTACGCGCTCGTCGGCCGGGCTGGCGTTCGGGTTGCCGGCTGTCCAGTTGGCCGCGTCGAGATATTTCGCCAGCGTGGTGTGGATCTTCACCTTTGCCCTCGCCAGGTCGTCGTACTCGAGACACAGCGCCGTCACGTAGTTGCCGACGTTCGACACGGAAAGCGTGGGTGTGGGCTGCGCCCCGGTGCTGGACAGCTCCAGGTCTTTCAGCTCGTAAGGGTAAGGGTCGTACTGCTGACCCTGCCAGATAATGGCAGGCAGGTTGTCAGCCGCGAATACAGCCCAGTCTGCAGTAGCAATATTGTGGGCATGGAAGCGCAAAATGGTATCCATGCCAAATTCGGTGCCGTCTATTTCAACCAGCTGGACTAGCTGGCCCGGCTCCAGCTGCTGAATATCCTGCGTGAAACTCATATTCACCCCCATAAAAAAACCGCCCGGAGGGCGGTCAGTCATTCTGGATTTGAAGATAATCAGGGAGCAAAGGACTGCTCGAACGTGAACGCTACTGTCGCTTTTTTCCCGGAGGGGAACGAAACACTGAGGGAATCAGCCCTCATCCGGTAGAGCTTCTTCTCTCCCCAGGGGTTCGTCCACCAGAACGATTTGGTGATGTGCGACATAAGGAACGCGCGCAGCACTGCGGCCTCGCTTCGTGTTCCCGTCCAGTCAAGATCCCAGACTTCGGACCTGTCATTAATCCCCATCCCGGCGACCTGTTTATACCCGTCGCCAAACTGGGACTGAAGCGTACGGGCGCTTTCCGTTCCCCGGGCTGTTTTACGGGTGCGCCAGCTGAATGTGTCTGTCACTGCTACCTCCTTGGGTAAAGTACACCACCCGGCCCCATCTCCTTTTTAAGCCGGTCAGTGATGGTCTGCTGAACAATGCCCTGAAGCTGCCGCGCCGTTCCGATAGTGTCCGCCTGGCTGGACTCGCCCCCACCCTGCTGACTGACGCTGACCGGCGCATAAACGCTGATCCCTCCCGTGGCCGCAGCGGGCATTCTGCCGCCACCCACCAGCCCGCCGGAGGCGTAACCGCGCATCATGCTGTACAGATTTCCCACCCCAATCCGGCTGGTCGCCTCTTTTGTAAAAACGAACTCCCCGCGGTGCACCACCCCGGCAGGCTCATATTTACCGCCTGATCCCGTATAGCCGCCCCCGGCAAATCCGATAGCCGAACTGACAGCGCCCACAATCCCTACTCCCGCCTGTTTAAGGGCGATTTGCGCCAGCATCGAAAGCGTTGAGCGGGTGAAGTCACCCCACTTTGCTTTACCAGTGGTCAGCATGTCGGCAAGATTCTGCGTCATTCCGTCAAAGGTGCTGGCCGCGACATTTTTCATCTGGCCGTACGCGTCACCCGCAGAATCGGCGTAATCAGCCCAGGCGGATTTTCCACCTGACAGCCAGTCGCCGCGCATTTTATCCTGTTCCTGATAATATCCCTGTAGCGCCTGCAGCTCTTTCTGGTAGCCCTGATCTTTTTCAGACCCGCCGCCGTTTTTCCAGCCCTGTAGTAACTGAGCCTCTTCATTGCGCCGCTGTGCCGCACGACTGCTCATCCCCGCGCTTTCCGCCAGCGCCCGGGTTTTCTCACCCATCTGGGTAACGTATTTTTGCGATGTATCCTGCAGACGGTTAAGGCGCTCCTGCGTGACGATCTGGTCACCCAGTTTTGCATTGATTTCAGCCTGCGCGAGCACCTTATCCTTGCTGGCGAGCAGGGACTTTTCATCTTCCGTCAGCGCCCGGGTTCTGGCAGCCTGCTCAAGGACCGTAAATCTGGCCTGCGCTTTCCACAATTGCTGGCGCTGCTGGCTGATCGTGTCATTGATATCACTGTGCTGACGCATAACCTCAAGCTGCGTCTGCAGCTCCAGTGTCTGCGCACTGGTGGTGTCGGTGAGTTTTGCACCCCCAGGTGTCCTGCTTTTCGTCGGCTTTTTCAGGGAGTCCTCGTACTCCTTTTTGGCCGCCGCCATGTTGATGTTGTAATCCGCCTGCAGGATCCGCCCATCTTTCAGCGCCTTATTCAGCTCATTCTGCCTGGCCGTGTATTTCTCCAGCGCTGACTGCGTTTTAGCGTAATTAGACTGCGCCTGTGAAGCATATTTCTGACGATCAGATTCCGCTACCGCTTCGCGCGAAGCATTCTCTTCATTAGCCCTGGAAATCCCCGCCTGCTGCTGCGCCATGTCCAGCGCCAGCCTGGCCGTTTCGCGGTCATTCCAGAACCGGGCACGGGCCTCATCATTTACATAACGGTCATCCTTTCGCAGATTCCAGATTTCATCGGCCTTTTTAAAAGCGGCTTGTGCTTTTGCCACCATTTCCTGCGCGGTATCGGGCCGACCGACATCAAGCGCCGCATCCCACATCGACTTAAATGCGCGTTTCAGCGTATCGGCAGCAGTTTCAATCGACCCCATATTGTCGCGGATGGATTTGGTCTGATCGTTGAATCCGGCGGTGGCCGCGTCGTTTGCCGCCTTAAGTGCCCCGGCTTCATCACCGGCACGCTGCAGCTGGGCAACATGTGCTATCTGCTCGGCGGTGACGTTGTGAAATTGCTGGGCCATTGCAATGAGCCCGGATGTCGGGTCAGTTGTCAGCTTGCCATACGCAGCGGCAACTTTATCGACTGGTACACCCGATGCTTCGGTGAAGCGGGCAACGGCCTGGCTCATGTCGTCAAAATGGGCACCGGCACGCACGCCCGCGTTGACAAGCCCGGTCAGGGCCTCACTGGTCTGGTTGAACGTCAGCCCTGCCGACTGTCCGTTTCTTGCCAGCATCAGCATGCGGTCGGCAGTCAGGCCTGCAGTGTTCCCCGAAAGTACCAGAGTTTTGTTGAAATCAGACAGAGTAGAAGAGCCCTGGTACCAGGCATAAAAAAGCGCGCCCGTTGCGACCGAAAGTGCACCGATGCCGAGCATCAACGGGGAAACCGTACCAGTCAGGGCTCTGAAGGTTGGCATGATCCCGCCAAAGGAATCTTTTACCTGCCCACCCTGCTGGAGCAAAATAAGCCAGGGGTTCTGACCACCCGCCAGCTGCGTTGCCACATCAGTAAACTGCGCCGGGAGCATACGCATTGCTGCGTTATACTGACCAACAGAGATTCCGGCCTTACGCGCGGCATTCTCCTGGCGGCTGAATGACTGCTGGATCCGCAAAGCAGAGTCGTTCGCAGCATTACTCGTTTGCCTGAATTCTTTTTTGACGTAGCTGATCTGCTCGTTAAATTTCGTCGAGTTGACGTCAAGATTAACGACCAGATCACCGACTGCCGTCTGGGCCATAGCGTATACCTCCAGAAATACCTTCCGCCTTCGCCATCAGCGCATCGTCGTCCGGCTCTGCTACATCAACGGGTTCAGATACAGGTGAAAGAATGCTGAAACTGTCCGGGGATAATTCCGGGTCGGCAAAAAACAGGGTTGAAATGGTGTAGAGCAGGCCGGAGAAATGGGCGTCCAGCTGCGCATCATGAAAGAAATTATCCTGGTAGAAGATTTTCCAGTCGCCATACTCCGTAGAGGACATGCCAGCAAGCATGGCGCGCCAGTCAGGGCGACTAAACTCACGCGCCAGTTTCAGGACGAACGTCAGCTCACTGGCGAGGGCTTTTCCGCCGTAACAGGCTCTGCAGGTTCGCTGATGCCAACCTGCGCATCTTCCAGCTGCGGTTCAATCATGCCGGAGAGGAGTTTCACCTTAAAATCCGCTTCAGCAATAAGCTCCGTCGGCCAGGTCTGCAGGACTTCATCCTGAATTTTCGCCACTTCCGCCGGCGCGCCATCAGGAAGCGTACCTTTCAGCGCATGACCATGCCAGAGCGACAACGCCACCAGGTAAGCACCATTTTTCACGGTGAGGGTGATAGCGGTCTGGAAATCACCTTCTTCAACCGCTTCCAGCTCTTTCAGGTATTCGAGGTGTTCAATGCGCTGCAGCGCGGACAGCTGGTACAGTGTCACGCTGCTGCCGTTATGCTCGAGCAGTTCAGTTTTAAGAAACATATTCACTCCGGAGTACGGGGCTCACGCCCCGGGATTCAGGAAACGGTCACCTTGCAGATTGCCGCAAAGTTACCGCTATTGGTCATGACAATAATTTCAACGGTGCCCGCCGCCACGCCGGTGACGGTCAGTACTGAACCATTGACCGTCACTGTTGCTTTCGACGGATCAGACGTCGCGACGCGGAAGGAAGCATCTGAAGCGCTGGCTGGCAGGACCGTCACTGCCAGTTGCGTGGTCGCACCGACAGCAACCGCTGCAGTGGATTTATCCAGGCTGATACCCGTCACGCCAATTACCGCAGTACCGCTGTCTTCTGCCAGTGAGGGTTTGCCGTTATTGGTGATCTTTGCCGTTCGGGTCATCACTTCTTTAGCCGAAACGGTCTTCCCAAGGCTGCTCACCCAGCCTTTAAAGACATCGACGGCGCCATTCGGGTACTTGATTTTGTATCCTTTAACCGTGCCGTCATCGAACCAGTTCACCAGGTCCTGCTGACCGCTTTCACCCGGCAGCCATGCCAGAGTAAAACTCGTGTCGCCTGCCAATTTCTGACCCTGCATGGATGAAGCCCAGTCGGCGTTGTCGTCATCGATATAGGTGTCGTCCTCTGACTCGGCGGTGAGTTCGCCTGGCTGCAGATCCTTGATCTTTGCCAGACGCAGCCAGTTAACATCCGAAAGGGGACTGGCGTAGGGATCGCCGCTTCCGGTGTAAATCCAGAGGGTGGTGCCGGCCCCTTTCGTCGGTGCCAGCGGGTTAGGTGTGGTCATAACGTCCTCACATTTCGTAGGTGATGGAATATTTCAGATCGGCTGAACTCCAGAGTCCGATATCATCATCGCGCTGGTAGTCATAGCCCTGCTGCACCATATTGGTGATAAGGGATGCAAGCCCCGGGATCTCCGCCAGAACCGGGTAAACACGCGCTTCCATCCATTCATCCAGCTCCGAATCAGGCACCCTGGCAGGAAGAAAGACTTCAACATGAAGAGTGGCCTGCCAGACATCGGCATCCAGGTCTTCCCCGGTATACTCCGCGTCGGTGAGATAAACGGCGACGGCCGGGAAATCTCCCTCTTCGAGCACTGCTGGCCTGCCGTCAAAATAAATGGCGTCAGTACCCATCGCGCTTTCCAGTGCGTCAAGAATCAACTGTCGGATATCACTGTGTTTCATTTTGTCATAATCAACCTGAGTTGGTTTGTAAAGGATGCCCGGAGCTCTTTGGGCATATCCGAGTCCATGAGCTTCGGCAGCTCAGCTTTAAATGCCGTGGTTAAAGGGGCTGCCAGAGGAATGCTGACCACTTCGATCGGATAACGGGGCTTTGCTGTTCGCCTCATGACGTGCCAGCGACCGTTTTTAAGCTGCTGAATGAATCCGCCCGGGAAACGGAACGGTCCAATGCGCAGCACGCTGTTGGCCCCTTTCTTATCCCGTTTTCTGCGGGAAAGGCGCACGCTGGCGGTACCCAGTTTTATGGCCGGTAAATTGCCTCGGTTTACACGGATAAGCGCGCGGGGTTTATTAACCGTCGCACGTCTCAGCCTGGCGCGTTGCTTTACCAGTTTTCGCGGGACCCGGGTATCTTTTGACACAACTGCCACGCTGCGGCTGACAGCCCGGTTTGCCACGCGGTTAACGGCCTGTGCCGACGCTCGCGGGACGGCGGTGTTGCTGATGCTGTTGAGATTCTCTATCGCCTGCTCAAGGCCTTTAATGGACATGCAGCCTCCTTAACGATGGCGGGTACCGGCGGGCGGGCTCCCGTTACCCAGCCAGATATGGCAGGAGCCACAATCGTCAGGGCCAATTCGCTCAACCCAGAAAGCCCGCCCGTTAATCATCAGAGTGTCCATACGCTCCAGTTGCTGGACAGTGGCTGATTTCACAAATAAAGACGGGCTGGTTCCTTCAATCCGTACCCCTGCCCCGGCATAACCAATATTCTCAGGATCATCGAAAACACCGTGGATCGTGACGCCCGACAAAGCGCCGGACGTCACCGTTGCATCAGCGCCCATGACGCCGCGAATCGTGTCATCCGCCCGTGACATAGCTGCATCAAAGAGATTATCGAAATCAGCCATGCGGTCCCCTTCAGACTTCTCTGGCCAGCCCCTTTGCGATCAGCTCGTCTGCATCCTGTTCGGATACGCGAATGATCACGCCGGGCTCAGCGATGGACACCGGTTCGTTACGCGTGGCATGCAGCGCGTCAATATGCAGGGTTGCCAGCGTTTCTACTGTTACCCGGTCATCGGTTGTGGTCGCTGTCGTTTTTTCTTTCGCCGCGTCAGCAATATCACCGTCGGTGCTGCCGGTGCTGCCGGAAGCATTCTCCTCGCCATTTTCACCGTCAACCGGACCGGCATCTCCATCCAGCTCCTCTTCAAGCTCAGCAATACGCATCGACAGCTCCTGGATGGTGCCGCTGGTATTCACGTCACGGCCAAGCATTTTGCCCAGCTCTTTCAGCCGGGCGATCAGTGTCTCTTTTTCAGTCATGGAAGCTACTCCGAAAAATTGGCCCCGAAGGGCCACCGGGTGGAAGTTACGCGAGTTTGACGGACACAAACTCGTCCGCGTCTGCCAGCAGCATCAGCGGCGCGGACTGGATCATGGTGAATTCACGTGCCGGATCACCGGTCTGCACCCAGTTTTTTGGATAGCGTGCAGAGGCGTTAATGCCCTCGCGCTGCGCGTCCACATCCTGGATACAGCCATAGGTTCGCAGACCGCGCGCCTGTGTGTTACCCAGTACCATAGTGTTATCCGGCAGGTAATTCTTCTGCACGCCCCCTTCAACGTACTGACCGGCATACACGACGATTGCCACATCGCCGTACATACCCTTGTAGGAAACCGCCTGACCGAGATCCTTGAGTGCGGTTTCCAGCTCAGAGTTAGAGCCGCGGCGGGTATCCAGCTTGTCCTTGACGGCCTTGAAGGAACGGAACAGTGACCAGCCTTTTGGATCGAACACGATGATGTTGACCACGCCACTGGCATTCACCGCATACGTCTCGATGTCATCGGTCGGATCATAGGTTTCCTTGTCCCGGGCGGACCAGGCCGCAGCACCTGCCTGAACAATGTTGTTTCTGGCGCTGCGCTGCATATCCACCTCCACCGGCTCGAACGCCTCCCCGGTCATGGTGTATTTACCGCTGAGTACGGCGGATACGGCCTGCATCTCTTCTACCTGCGCAATCGCCAGCTCTTCATCCTTCATGTTCTGAAGAATGATGCGGCGGCGGCGATAGGCAGGATCCGCCAGGTTCTGTGGATCTTCATCCGGCAGACGACGCAGGGTCATCTGCGGGTTTACTTCGTGCTTGGGTTTGACATATCCAGGTGTAAATTCTGAGGTGGTACCCCCGCGGGAACGGATGACCTTGCCGGAAATAACAGGCGAGACATAGAGTGCCATGTTCACCAGGCCCGGGATTTGCGACAGGTACACTTTCTCAGTGCTGAAGGGATAGCTTTCGCGGAAGAAAATGCGCAGGAAAAGCGGATCGAACTTAAATTTCTTCTCATTGACCGCCAGCAACTGGGCAGTAGTATAAATCGACATAGATTTTTCCCGTAAAAAAAGCCGCGCAGGCGGCTTTTATGGATGAATGTGAGTGATAAGAAAGGATTCAGATGATGCTGACGGCCGTGCCGGTGAACGCGTTACGTTTGATATGCTCATCGGTCACAGCTGAAGGCCAGAGAACATCTTCAATGCGAAATGAACCGGATTTATAAAATGCCAGCTCCACGCTGCTCTGGTCTGCCGCTACGGCCAGAATACCGCATGCCGCGCCAGCGTGAGTGCCGTCCCAGACCGTTAACTTGCCCGTAGCGGCATCCAGCATGAGTGGGGTCATTGCCGGCGTGGAGGCTGTCAGTTCGCCAAGTGCATATGCAGTATGTGCCGGGTCGCTGTTGCCGAGCGGCTGTAAATGGGTAAAAACTTCAGTCGTTGCCATAAGAGCCTCTTAAACGGGGGTGTTTAACAAATCTTCACCTGCTTCAGCAGATACATTACCTGTCGATAACGCACCAGGTGCTGTTTCCATCAGGCGATCCAGTGCCGTATCGGAACGCGCCTGCGCGCTTTGTGGCGCCGCGGCAAGAATGCGCTGCGCACTCTCAACCGTCATGCCGGGGGTTTCGGCCAGTGCGCGCGCCTGTGATTCGCGTCCCTTTGCCTCGTCACAGTTCAGGATCCCCATAATTCGGCCATTTTCGGCACTCACCGCTGCGGCGACCCGGGCACTGACCTCTGCCGGTGAAGCAACAACTGCAGCAGCGGATTCGACAGTATTTGTCTGTTCTGCTGGCGCGGTTGCCTGAATTGCATCCGCAGCTGATGCGGTGGCTACTTTTTCCATATTTCCTCCAGGGGAGATTGTTTTTCGTTTGTTAAGTGACTCGCACATCACGTTCAGCGCGTCAGTGTTATTGACTAGCTCTTCAGCCAGACCGGCATCCACCGATTCCTGACCAGAAAATACAGCCGCTTCGGTATCCAGCACGGACTGCACGGACATGCCGGTATAAGCAGCAACCTTTTCGGCAAACATCCGGCGCGTGGCGTCGATCCGCGTCTGAAAATCATCGCGAACGTCTTTCGGGAGTTTTTCGTAGGGGTTGCCATCAACCTTGTGATCGCCGCTGTAAATCAGGGTCACCTCGACGCCCTGCGTTTTCAGGGCAGCGCCGTAGTTGCTGTGCGCCATCATCACGCCGATTGAGCCCGTGCGTGCGGTCTGGGTGACCAGCCGGCGGGAAGCGGCGCTGGCAATAAGCTGCCCGGCGCTGCAGTTCATGTCGTTTGCCAGCGCCCAGATGGGCTTAATATCGCGCATCCGCGCAATAATGTCGGCGCAGTCGAATGCACCGGACACCATCCCGCCAGGCGTATCCATATCAAGGAGAATGCCGTCGACGCCGGGATCGCTCATGGCCTGCTGCAGGCGGGCAATAATGCCGTTGTATCCCGTCATGCCGGAGTAAGGCTGCAGCGACCGGGTTTTACTGACCAGCGTGCCGGAAACAGGCAGCACCGCGATGCCGTTCGTTATCTGGTAACTACGCGACGGCCGGGGTCCCATCTCCTCATCATCACCAAAGAGCGCCAGCGGTTCGGCAATCTGCCCGGCACCGAGCGTTGCGCCCGACACCGTATCCGTCAGTCGGGTGATCCCCAGCTGACCTGCCAGTGCGCAAAAGAAAACCCGCGCATAGGCGGGTTCAAGCATCAGCGGCTCATTAAAGGCCATGCTGGCAATATGCGGGAGATTACGCAGCTCTGGCGTCATCTTTATCCTCCTCGTTTGATTTTTTCAGCCCGGATTCAAAAGCGGCTGCCGCCCAGGCCGGGGGTTTAAGGCCCGCGCTCCGGCGCTCCATAGTTTCACGTACCTGCTGAGAAAATATTTCCTGATAGTCATCTCCGCGTTTGGCGCACTCCTTCTCATAGGTGCTGAGACCGGCCTCGATCAGCATTACAGCCTCCTGCACCTCCTTCAGGCCATCAATAGCCATGCGCCCCGAACCGATCCAGTTTGCGTTGCCCCATGAAGTTCTCGCTTCATGGAAGCTGAACCTGGCTTTGGATGGGAGCGTGACAACCCGGCGCGCAATCGCCTCTTCCAGCCAGCAGACAAACATCTGACAGGCCTGCCGGGCTGCGACGAACTTGCGGCGACCCATAAAGAACGCCCAGGATTCATTGGCGCTGGCGCGTGCGGTGGAGTAACTCATCTGGGAATAGTTACGCGAGAGCTGCTCGTATGACACCCCCAGCCCGGCGGCGATATAGCGCAGCAGTGACTGCTCAAATGTGGAATAACCGTTATCCGTATCCTGTGCTGACTGCAGATTCAGTGAATCACCAGGCATCAGGTGCGGGACTTTGGCACCACCGAGCCGAACCGGCGCCGCGGTGTAATACGATGCCATCTCACCGAGCCACCCTGTCATTTTGCTTTGCTGGTCTTTACTGTCAGAGCCGAGGATAAAGTCCATTGCCGTCTGCGTATCCAGTTCGCTTTCGATGGTGGCTGCATACATCGCTTTCACGATCGCACTCTGCAGCTGCGTGTTTTGCAAGGTGTCGAGCATCTTCATCTGCTCCATCACGCTGTAAAACACGTTAGCACCGCGGGTTTGCCCGTCTTCGAGCGGCTCGAACACATGGATAAACGATGGTCTGCCCCCGGGCAGTTCGCGGGGAATATACGTCCATTTCTGTGCCATCCAGCCCGGGTAACCGTCCTCACTCACGTAATAGCCCAGCGCTGCACCAGCATCGTTTATGCTGACACCGGCACGGCAGTTTCGGGTGTCCCCCATGTTATTGGGATTGCTGACGCGCTTCGGGCTGACCATCTTGAATTGTGTGCGGAAGAGCCGCGTTGAATCACTGTCCCAAGTGGGCTGCACGCACAACTCACCGTTGAATGCATGCGTCGCGACCCCCTCACGGATCATCATCGTAAACGTTCGCTTGCGCTCGGCATCAATCCCGCAAAAGTCATCTTCAGCATACTCATACCAGGCGGCTTCCACCTCCCTAGCAAACGCGCGGCTCTCCTCTTCTTTAATGCCGAGATAACGCCAGCTCGGGCAGTAACTCAGTCTAAAAAATGACCCAACGATGTGATCCTGGTGAAGTTGCACGGCGTTTGCTGCGTAGCCGTTATTTCGTACAAGATCGTCAGCACGGGCATTTCCACGTGAGAAATTAGGCAGGAGCGCCGCATCAGCACTTTCGATGGGCGGATTCCAGGATCGCAACTGGCCGCCAAAGCCGCCGCCACCGCCGTGATACCCGGCATATTCGCGCAGGGATGTTTTACCGTCTGGTCCCACTAAAGCTGGTAATTTCATACGTAAAACCCTGCCGGTCCCCGGCGCCGTGAAGTGGGTCCAACCTGAGATTCAAGGTCAGCAATGTATTTTTTCAGCTCGCTGACTGAGGTAGCTGTAAATTCCACCCTTCGACCATCTTTCTGTACCGTTGCCACCCGTTTACCCATCATGAGGTCATGTAATGCAGCGCGTGCTGCCTCCAGGTCAGCCTGTGTCGCCATTATTCTTCTCCGGATAATGCCCGGGCGTAATCCGCCAGGGTTTTGTGATTTTTACGCCCGCTGTCTTCCTCCAGCAGACTTGCCAGAAGAGAATCGAGATTAAGCTGCCATCGCGAAATGCTGATCCGCAGGGCTGCAAGTGCGTAGACAAAGCAGTCGAGCGCCTCATTTCGTCGCTTTTTGCTGTCCCAGACGATCTTTTTCTTACCGTCCACCCACTTTTCGACCTGCTCCTCAGCTGTCAGCTGCTGAGCCTCGGCTAAATCATAGATTTCAGGGTTATTCGGGAAATGCACTGCCCCGGCGAGGGGTTCACCGGCCTCTGGCACGAGGGTGAAACGGTTATAGATTTGCTCTTTTGCCGTATCGGTCCCCACTTCAGTAAGATAAACACCGTTTTTGTTGCGTTTACGCGGCATGCTGGCAACGGGTTTACCGTAGACAGATGCCCCCTTGATGGGTATCAGGCGGAACAGGCCATGCTTTTTCGAGCGGTTGTAAACAATGGTCGGGTCGATACCCCCGATATCCCAGCAGATACGTGAAACCGAAATTTCCACGCCATTTTCCCGAGTGTATGTCCGGTTGATGACCTCATCCATCCTGAGAAGAGTGGCTTCATCGTCATGACGGCCCATGATGATCTGCCTGTCAATAAGCCAGCTTTCTTCGCCGGGCCCCCAGCCCCAGACCCGCATTTCATAACGGTCAAGCTGGGAGTCGATACCGGCTGTCAGGTAGGCCACCCGCTCCGGAACCGCGGCACCAAAGTGCTCCTTACGTTCGGCCATTACGTCAGCATCGGGACGGTCGCCAATTTTCGGCTCCCATGTCTCACCAAGCGTGGTGTTCACGAAAGTCTTACGCTTGCCGGTATCCCCTTTGGTTTTGATCCAGTCTTTGACGATTTGCACCCACGTCGTGAAGGGGCTGTAGGCGGTCCAGATATGGAAGGTGACGCTGTCCGGTGGGTCAATCTCGGTACCGGATGATGAAAACCAGCACAGACCGTCCCGCGTCCAGATCCCCGTTTCCCCGCAAATGTAACGGGCCTGCGCAAAATCGAGTTCCTGCTGCTTAATCACGCAGGCGTTATGTTCGCATAGATAGAACACGCTGGCAGGCTCACCCGGCACCCACTTGAAGCCGAACGGCGTCTCTTTATCGCCGAATTTCAGATACTGCTCTTCTCCGCAATGCGGGCAGGGAACGTGGAACCGCAAAAAATGCTGCGACTCTTTCGCGGCACGCTCAATCTGGCAGGTGCCCCTGACTTTTGGCGTGGATCCGCGGATGGACTTGGGCCAGACCGAGCCCTCAATACGCTTATCACCCAGAAACGTCGGGGAGCCCTCTTTCTCGATATCTTCATCAAAGGCGGCCAGCTCGTCATAGCCCGCCACATCGACGGATTTCTCGCGATAGTTTTTTGCGGCTTTTCCCCCCAGACACCAGAATCCACGCCCGTTTGAAAAACGCTTCATACTGAGGGTATTGTCCCGGTGTTTTTTGCCATACCAGGGGGCCAGCGCCAGCAAGGTGGGAATATCACGGATTGTCGGCTCGACATGCGACTTCATAAAGTTTTCGGCATCGCCGTCAGTCGGCAACCAGATAAGGGAGTTTCGCTGCTTATGCTGGATGAAATACGCATAAACCCCGAGCAGCATCTTTGAATAGCCAACACGGGCAGATTTCACGACATTCACTTCACGGATATAGTCGTTGCCCATGGCATTCATGATCGCACGCTGGAAGGGTAAAGTTTCCCAGCGTCCCTCCTGATAAGCAGACTCTTTCGGGAGGTAATAGTTATCGTCTGCCCACTCAACTGCTGTCTGCGGCTCGGGCCGGAAGAGCGAACGGAGCCCCGCACTCACAGAGTGCTGCAACCCTTTAGCCTGACTGTTCGATATATTCACTCAGCAACCCCGGTATCATTTCATCCAGCGCAGCTGCTTTGTTCATGGCCTTAATGACGTCCTTCTTGAGGAAATCAATATGTCGGTTTTCCAGTTCCGGGAAGCGCCGCTGAACCGACAGAGGCACTCCATCGAGAATACTGGCAATTTCTCCGGCTATCCGCGACAGCACGAACGTGCAGAATGCGGTCTCCACCACCTCAGCGGACTCTTTGGCATTTTTAAGTTCCTGAGCGTCAGCCTGTGCTCGGGTAAGACGGTGTCTCTCATATTCAATGGTGCCAGGTTGAAGATCGGACTCGGAGGCAATGCGCAGATCCTCAACCTCTTTCCGTAATTTTTCATTTTCAATGGCAGCGTCCCGCGCGGAATACCATTCGATAACAGCGGCGGAATCATACATAACTTCGTTCCCTTTCCCGCCACCTCGCGCTACCGGCATCCCCTGGTCCTGCCAGTTCTGGATGGTGCGAACACTGACGCCGAAAATCTCGGATAAGAGTTTTTTGTTAACCTCCATGGCTCACTCCTGGCATAAAACAGAGAAAGGAAACGACAGACGCCAAATCACCATTTCCTGGGCTTCACCATTTCCTTTCTTTTGAAGGGGTGTTTTCAGTAAAAACAGCGAGATAGCCAGAAGAAGAACGGAAACGGCAAACACCTGAAAATTTTCATAAATAGCGAGAATCTGCGAGGACGCCGCCCCGTAACAGGCCGATATGCCGGAAAGGACCCGCAAACGATAATGGATGTCAATTGCATTAATGCGCATGCGATGCGCAATAAAAAAGGCCGCTGTTGCGACCTTGTGTTTGGAAGGTGAGATTAAATTAGTTTAATTTTTACGTCATAACCTTCAAGGCCTGTCATCGTTTCGCGAGGAACAAATTGAATTTCAGTAATTTCTTTTCCGGTTTTTTTTCGTAGTTCTGAAATTTTTTTGGCTATCAGAGCGGCAATGTCTTCCTCAGCCTTTTGCGTCAGAGCTTCAATTTTCATTTTTACCTCTTCTGATTCATTTACAGTTTCCATTCTCCAGCAAGGTGGCAGTTTTTGATTAACAGTCCTTAACCATAACTGTATATAAATTATAGACCATCAATATTGCAGACGCTGTATGAACAAGGAAAATTCCTGCATAATCAATTATATAGCGACTTTTCCATGTTAGTTCTGCTCACGTTGAAGTCGATAAAAAGCCCCTGTATCACTACAAGGGCTTTGGGCATATGGTGCCGGGTGCCTCCCGGTGAGTCCTGGGTTAACCACCCGTGACTCGCTGCTTCAGTCTTTCATGATGAGCGCCCGTGAAGAAGAGCGTTCAGGTTACTTAGCCCCGCCGCTGAGGGGGATTCACCATAATTTTTAGAGTGCTGATTCTGATATCATCTCACTCATTCACAGACTGAAATAACTTTTGATGCCGCTTACGTACAGTCAAAGGTATTTATTCACTGCATTTATCACTTCTTCTTTAGTCAGCTCCCGATCGGAAGCAACACAAATCTCGACGTGATCACCTGTTAATGAATGTATTCCGGTAAGCATTATTTTTAACGATACTTCATCACCGTTTGGGTAATTCCGTATAATAGCTGTTACAGGTTTAAGCACATTTACGACTTCTACCTGTTGGGAGTTAAAGAAGACCAAAACCTTTTTCATCGATTTGCCTCAATCCCCGTGCGTCTGTTTTAAGGCAATTTTCGCTTTGTCTTCAAAAAAACGCTGACACTTAGAAAAAAACCATGTTACTGCATGACCTTTATTAGCACTGCTTATCTTCCAGACCATATTACTTTGGTGCCACCAAGCGAACTATCTTTCATATACAAGCAATACACCTTCCTCATAACCATCTCAGGTGAGGTGATTTGAGTCTATACATAAAAAAAAGTTAAGCATCCATTAAAAAGAAAAAGTGCTGGGATGTGCTGCCTGCTGGCATAATTTAACGCGACAAACCCAGAAAGGTAGCATGATAAACTGGAATCATGCATGAAGATCAGGTGAAGTCTTTATCGTTTTCATCATCAACTGTACTCTGTAATGGCAACCATACTCATGCTTTGGTCGCGCTCATGTCTGGAGATTTCATCGTTCTGTAGTCACCCATAGCCAGTTCGGGATTGGCGCGCTCTATAATTTTATCTCATCAATCCTTACCAGATATACAGCCGGTTCTGTAATCAGAGATTCAGGAGAAGGCCATTGCTTGCATTTGCCGCCATTCAGCTGCTTCGATCTGGCGCGTTAGTGCTTCACGCGGTTACCTTCAGGTGGATAAATCAATGCTATCATCCACTGCCGGGGGATACTTTCAAAGCAAGGCGTAAGCCAGAGGAATGGATAAAAATCACTTAAAGTTGTAAAAGAATTGCAATTTCTAACGAAAGTGTTATTGTCCCCGCGCTACGAAAGCTAGAAGCACATAAGAAGAAAAATAGTTTGACTCAAAGTTGCCCCACACCGGGGCTTTTTTTTGTTTTTAGAATCACATCCCGTCTCACAATCGCAACCCGTCAACGTTTTATCCTTCCTTCATTTAAACGAACATTCCCAATTGAATTGATGAGTGCAACCACTTACTTGTCAGTGAATAAAGCAGCTTCGCTTCAAAGACTGTTCCCATAATGATATTTCAGTGAAGTAACTATGGTAATAGGGTAACGATATGCATTTGCATACCCTTATAAGCAGGCCGAATTTCCTGCTCATAAGGGTTTTCTTTTGTTAGCTTCACATGGGGTATAGTTTCTAGCAGCTACTTCAGGCACTGCGTATTGATGTATTCCTGCAGCACCCTTAACGCTGACTGGTCTTGCTTAATCCCGGCTCGGATACCGAGAACGTTTCGTCCAGCAGCGTCAGAGAGTTCGATGGTGGCATCATGGCCCACGCCGGAGGTGCTGGCTTCGGTTGAGGCTGACACAGGACACTTGCCTTTGACGAGCACCCGGCCACCATTATCAAGCTTGCGCTGCAGAGCATCATTTTCAGCTTTTGCATCGGCTAATTCCTTTGTGTATTTCGCATCCAGAGCTGCAACGTCGCGCTGACGCTGCTGCATATTGATTATCATGTCTTTCGCAAGCTTCAGGCTTTGTTCGGCAGTCTCGGCGCGCTGACGCTCGTCTTGAGCTATGCCATAGAACCAGAACGCGAGGGCACCGGCTACCGTCATCACGGCAAACAGAATCAGAGACTTCCATTCAAAGGTCATTGCTGCTCTCCGCCAGGCACATTGAGCGCTCCATCTCTCGCCGGTTCTGGAGGCCTTTCCACTTCATACCACCAGCGTAAACCCAGCGCCGCATCTCTTCGCACGCTCCGTCGTGATCGCCTTTGTTCAGTTTGCGCAGCAACGTGGACTTGGAGAAAGCGTCAGAGCCAACATTAAAAACAAAGCTGTAGAGCGCGGCGCGCTGATACTCCCCCAGCGGCACCTTAACCAGATTGTCTACCGTTCGCTTTGATGGCTGGAGGTCTTTCCATAGCAGCTGGTCACATTCGCGATCGGTATACTTCTTCCCTCTTACGATATCCCGGCCCGTATGGCCGTCGCAGACAGTCCATACCCCGGCGACGTCTTTATATGCTTCGTACTTCCGCCCTTCTACACCATCCTGCCCGCCGAGAAACAGGGAGGCAATCAGCATTGCACCACCACCAGCAGCGGCGATGAGTTTGTTACGCAGGCTACTGGTCATTGGCATTTAATCATCTCCGACTTTGACTGCTGGGCCATACTTCTCAAGCGCCTTAACCTGTGCATTGGCGACCTTGCGTTTGAAATACCAGTTGATAAGCCCTGTAACGATGATCCCGGCAATACCAGCCAGTACGCCGATGGCGCTCCATTCGTCAGGGCTCAGTTTTGTGAGGACGCCGTTCAGGATGGTTCCTCCTGAGGTGCCGAGGGCGACTCCGGTGACAAGTTTGCTCATACGGGACATTTCTCTCACCTCGCTGGGATGCGGGTGTTGTTTGGGTAGGGTTCAGGCTTTCCGGATGAATTAACGACAAGACGAGTGATGGGGGTTCCGGGAGCCTGAGATAAAAAAAGGCCCGCATTTTCAGCGGGCCTAACTGAGTTTAAATCTAAGTAGGTAGGCATGTTCCCCAGCCACCATCCGTATTGCAACTGTGTCGAGCAGCATTACTGACCGGTCAGGAGCTCCGGTTAATGGTTATGGCTTGGTAACGATTAAATAATAGCACTACTAACGAAGCGCATATAAAAAAAGCCTGCTTTTGCAAGCAGGCAATACTAAACCCAGGTATTGATACTAAGACAGGTGCCGGGTGCCTCCCGGTGACTCGTTACCAGTTATACGAGCCGCAAGCATATCTGCACTTAGCAGTTAACTGGATTGCCCCGCCGCACAGGGGGATTCACCTGACTCTTAACAATAGCAAAAGTTTGTCAGAATTCTAAAGTGTCGATGCTCAAACAGAAAACTGGAAGCAAGTTCCATTAAGCCATAGAGCGGCACGCTTCTGCGCAACGAAGGCAAGCTTCAGAGCATTTCTGACAATGTTCTGCTTCGTGCTTCCCACATTCTTCACCGCATTTCTGACAGACTTCTGCGCAGACCCGGCATAGCGATTTGGCAAATTCACTATCAAAGGTCATAAATTGCGCTGCGAGCCGACAAATATTCGCGCACTGCATATCGAGTCTTATGCACTCACGCATCATATCCACTTGTTCTTCTTTCAGACATGAAGCAGCACAATAATCACAGGCAGCCGCGCATTTGTAGCAGGCCTCGATGCATTCAGCATGGTTAATTGGCATATTTCGCTCCTTTCAGTCGTAAGCAGAAAACTAAGTATGGTTACAGGAGTGCGATGATGCCAGTTAATAGGAGCGTTATTCCAAATTCGCCTAAATTGTAATTACAGGGAACGCATTCTAATAACGACTACCTTCATCAAATTCCGAAACGACTAACGATCTCATGATGGTGTAAGAGGACCTTCCAGAACTTCTGCTTCACCATTATCACAAATGGGATCCCCCTGCGTCAGGTGCCAGATACCGGTTACGGTCTTACCCGTTTCAAGGTCTTCCGTTTCTCCATGGGTATAGTAGGCAACCTGAACTCTGCCATTGTGCTGTATCCAGTAAAAACCCTCTATCATGCCTTTCCCTCCCTCACTGAGAGGAGAGTGTAGCCATTGTGGTTACGGGCTGGTGTGAGAAATACTTAATTAAGAATGAAGCGATGCAATGGTCCGCCATCGAGGACTCGAACCCCGAACCACAGAGGTAGAAGCTCCGTGCTTTCTCCGGTTGAGCTAATGGCGGTAAAAAAAGACCAGCAGTGAATGCTGGTCAGAAACGCCGTTGTATACATAGTGGGCAGTTGCCCAGGTCACTCTAGTTATTTCGTGAGAGCATTATCGAATGCTAATTCAAATATAGCATTGCTAATAAAAATGGCACTATTTCTAAGGCCGTCCAAAGTCGGCCTTAGAAATAATTAATACTGAATTTGTGATGCCGGGTGCCTCCCGGTGATCCTGCGCCAGACCACAGAACCGCGCTCTATACACCTGCCATGTCTGGTCGCCCCGCCGCATAGGGGGATTCATCACAGGCACAGCCTAGTTTTCTTCCTGCCATAAAGCTATTTATATCTGTATATTTATTCAGTATGAACAAAAAGACCAACGGTGCTGTGCTAGCCAGGGTCATGTAAAACAAAAAGGCCGCCAATCGGCAGCCTTAAAATCTGTGGTAATGGAACTGTAGTGCCGGGTGCCTCCCGGTGACTCTATGCTAGACCACAGAATCGCGTCATTCACCTCCCAGTCTAGTCGCCCCACCGCTTAGGGGGATTCACCACAGGCGCAGCCTAATCGCTTTCCTGCGATAAAGCTAACTTTATCTGTTTATTTATTCGGTATGAACGAAAAAGACCGGCGATACTATGAAGACCAGAATCATGTAAAACAAAAAGGCCGCCAATCGGTAGCCCTGGGAAGAGATGATACTGAGGTTGTGGTGCCGGGTGCCTCCCGGTGACCCTGTGCTAGACCACAGAACCGCGTTTACAAACCCGACTCGTTTTGCCTAGCCGCCCCACCGCTGAGGGGGATTCACCACCGGGGCACTCTACGTGGCTTGCATCTTAAAAGATACATATCATTTACTATTTATTAATAATAAAAAACCCCGCCGGAGCGAGGTTTCGTAATTTGTTTGATAAAGGCTTTTCGTCGCTGCCATCGTGGCGCAGCTCTGCCAAGCATGAATGAATTATTCATTTTTCTGGCCCGTTTTCAACATAAATTGAAATATATTTTAATTGGCCTCTCAGTTTTGCTGAGTTTTCATCTGCCGGCGCACAGTCAAAAAGACCTTTGCCTGGAAGATTTCTAGGCACCAGCGCACGCGCTTACGCGCTTCGCCGTCAGTTAGCCAGGGAGCCACGTGCTGCAGTTCCCGGGTGATGTCGGAGATCTTCTTCCGGGTGGTATAGAACTGCAGGCCAACCAGATACACCGGGTCGTGCAGGTCGAAAGTGTTCAGCATGATCTGCTCGATAAAGTCAGCATCATCGCGGCGCTCGCTCTCTTCGATTAACGCTGACAGAGTCACCGGCCACAGAATGGCCCGGGCACGCAACGCCGCCTGCACGCCACGGAACCCCTCTTCCCTCGCCTGGCCCAGAGCCTCAGTTATGCGCGACAGCTGACTGTCCGACCACTCCGATTGCTTGACCTCAGACCAAAACTGGCTGCAATTCTCCAGGCGGTATTGCGCGCGGGTTTTACCGCCGGCGCATTCGCCCCAGACCGTCAGCAAGGATTTGATCCACGCTGACTGAACGCCCGTCAATGGCGTGAACTTGCCGAGCCAGCTTTTACGCGGTGCAGATGCTGCTTTACCCAGACCTTCGATATGAATGCGGCGTTGACGTGGTGTCATCCTGTACTGCTCCTTAAGCCAGAACGCCGAGCGCAAAGGCCCGGTCCAGCACTCTGATTATCATTTCCGGTTGAGTACCGTGCTTACGCTCGAATTTCACCGGATCGTTATGTAGTTCGGTATGGTGCTGACGGCACAGGGGGATCACGAGACTGTCGTGCGCCTTCGTTCCCATGCCTCCCTGGCCCCAGCCGATTAGATGGTGTGGATCATCTGACTGCCTGCCGCAGCACTCGCAGGGCTGCGTCTTAACCCATGCCAGATATTTGGGTTTGTCCCAGCGGGTCCGCTTTGGCCGCTTCATCAGGGTCTGCGGGGATTCGGGATCCACAAGTACGCCCACGATTGGCTTAATGGCTGGCGCTGGTGGTGCGCCTGCAGGCCCTGCAGAAAAAACGAGGGACTTCGCGGCGATGATGCTGGTGGCAGGCACCGCGGGTACGATCTCGCTCTCTCGATAAGTTTCTTTCGCGGCTGGCAGGCGCAATGCCTCACGGGCAACAGATTCAGGCAGCGCATCGGTGACGCCGACACGAACAGCCCACCAGCACAATTCAGCCAGGGATAGTTCACGAGCTTTATCGAGCGCCAGCGCCACCCGGGCTATGTCCAGCACCCAGTCGATGACGTTCTGGCGCGCCAGATCCGCCAGGCGTTCGGTGAATTGCTCGCGCAGCCGGTTGTCGCAGTGGCCGCAAAGAAGAATCGCACCGGGCTCATGCCGCATGGTGGTCAGTTCGTGATAGTGGTAGTCGCTGTGCTGGTACTGACATGTGCCGCCACCATGGCGCAGCAACCAGTATTCCAGGCCATTCAGCCCACCAGCGGCAGTGATCACCTTTTCGTGAAGGAAGAAAGAGCGCAGAGCCGGGTTAACCGCCAGCGGCTGACGCAAATCAGGCACACGTCCGGTCTCAAAGCTGGTCATGTTGTCTGGCTGGCTTTCCACCAGCACGCGCCCTGAAATGAACATAGGCATCAGCTCGCTGCCGGGCTTCAACAGCACAACGCCCAACTCCCGGGCGATAACCGGTTTCAGCAATGCGCGCATTGGTCGATCTCCCCGATGATGATCTGCCCTTCCTCACCCCAGCGCTTCGTCACGCGAGAATCCCAAATATGGGCGTCATCGGCATAGATGGCGTCCATTAGGGCTTTCTCCAGGTTATCTTTGTCGGGCTTCTGTTGGTGGGGTTTCCCTGCCATCTCCTGCCGCTTCTTCTTGCTCCAACTCGGGGGCATCGGGAGGATAAATGTAATGTGTGCGCCTGCTTCCGGTAGCTCGACGCCCATCAGACGAACGTGATCACAGAACGCGCGGTACCGGAGTACCTCCGGGCGTTTCTTCCACTTATCGGCGCGGGTCATTCTGGGCTTGCCCATCGGCGTGATGTTGTAGGTTTTCACGCTTCCCTCCAGAGCTTTTGCTGGAAGGTATTATCCTGACGCGGGGTTCTATTTGCCTCGGGCAGGTACGCGGTGAGCGTCCAGTGGATGAGATCGAAATCAAGGCTGCGCACAGTCCGCACGTCATTAGCACGGTAGCGGGCCTCGAGTTCGTCCACTTCTTTCGTGGTGAGCTGAGTGTGAATAAAGCTGGTTTTCTTCATGCTGTCACCCCTGAGTGAGCAGGCAAAAAGAAACCGCTGATTCCGAAAGGAACCAGATCAAGTTTTTGTTTGGTAGGTTTTTGCGCCATGGTATCTCTCCAGTGGCGCAGCAGGTATAGGTTGTTCAGGCCTATGACGGGAGTTTAACAGAATTAAGCGAAACGCGGTAACCTGCCCGCTCCAGCATCTGCGTAAAGAGAGTTGGCGCCCCTACAATCTCATCATCCAGAAGCGGCGTAAACGACACCTCATCACCTCGCCTGTACATCAGCGCACGATCACATTCAGGAAATGAGTGCAGTCGTGCAACGATAACCCCATCGTGACACCTGATGACTGCATAACCCTTTTTTGGAAATTCTTCTCTTTGCTTCACCAAACCTCCCCTTCCACCAGGAAACTAATTACATGCTGAATTAATAAAACCAGTCGTCAGCGCTTTCCCAGGTCTGCTGGAGGATCTCTTCTACCTTCTTCTTCGCGTCCTTTTCACCGCCCAGAACACTTAACCCATCTGAGCCTGTTCGTCGTATAACTAGGGTGCAATCGCCTACCTGATCCTGCAGTCGTGTTAACAGTTCTTTTTCCAGAGCCGGGACAGCGCCCTCAGGAAGTTCTTTAGTTCTATCAATGCTTAACTCAACTCTCATAATAGCCTCCGCTGCATTTACTGTATGAATATACAGTATACCTGTAGGCCGTTTTGATCAATGCTTGCGGCACACAAAATGCCAATAAGAACTATGAAAAATGAGAGCATAACCTCGCTTGCCGCTCGGTGTACAAAGCGCTCGTTTCAGCCTGTAAAGTTCAATACGCGCCAATAGGGTTCCGCTTACAGGGGAAACTAAAGAGTTTCTTTCGTTTTGTGCCAGAATCGGACATCGCTAACATAACGTAGTATTTTTAGACACTCAGCATGACATCGCATATCATCCTGAAACTAAGGCGACAGTAGTTAGCAAAATAATAAAAGATTTTCCACAACGTAAATGAATAAATAACCGCTAGTTGAGGAAGTTGTTATGACCGACACCTTAGAATGTGAAATTTTACATTTGATCAAAGAAATGGATGTAGCTATCGCGGAGGACAACGAAAGCTATTTACCCATGTACGTATTTTTTTCTGGTAAGAAAAATTTATACAATGAATGCGGAAAGTCCGTTCTGGCAGATGCTGCTGAAGTCCTTGCTTGGATCACCCATATGGCACTCGATGCGGAAAGTAAAAATACGCCGGTTATAGCGGCTATTACCCTCCGGGACAGTCGCTCAGTCTCCCCAGAAGATTTGAGGCCTGAACATCGGGCTTTCTTGGAAAAGCTCTATCCAAAGCTTTCTACTGGCTTACTTAAATCCCGCATCGCAGAGATTGCACTGATGCTTGATAAACCCCGCCGCTGGGACTTGGTAGATGAGATCCTCGAAGGTTACTTAGCCGAGCCGCTCTCTGATAAATCTTGGTATACGTATCAGCAAAATCTATGGACACGCGCAGTAACACTGTCGCGCCAATTTAGGAAAGAAGCTTCTATCAAATATATTGAGGCACAGATTCAGCAATACATTGATACGCATTCGCCTGAACATCCCGGCATATCCTTTCCCTTGTATAATTTTATTCATGATCGATGTCTTTTGGCTTCCAACGTTGATACAAATGCAGCTAATATCATGGCATTTGGAGCATATGAAAAATCCAATAACAATTTTTCGCTCGCAGAACGTTTATTTTATCTCGCCAGTGATTTTTATAAACATAACCGGAACCATACAAAACAGCTGAATGCATTATTTGAAAGCGCAGAATGTCTTTTTCTTGAGGCGGAAAACAGTGTGCAATTCCGTGAAAAGGGAAATCTTATAGGCAGCGGTTTGTATGAAAGGGCACTACAGCGCTATCGGCTTATTCCGGCCGCGCAGCGCGGTCTTAATGGCGCTGATGTCCGAATTGAAGAATGTCTGAAAAGAGTCAGGGTACATGGCGAACTTTCTTTGGAAGACATGCAAACGTTCCAGCTGCCTCCCACCGACTTGACCGAATTGGTGAAATTTTCGGTTAATCACGTCAAGAATAAGGGGCATATTTTTAAAGCCAGCCTGTATTTTGTTGGTTTCAGCACGATTACGGCTGAGAGCGTGCAGGATAATGAGAAGGCACAGTTTCGCATTTCCGACCTTTTTGGGACAGTTTTCCTGTCTGGGGATGGTAGAGCCATTGGTCGTGCTGGGGCAGCTAGCAGCGATCATTCTCGGGTTCGTCAGATGCAGTCCTTCGATTTCTCTCTAAAGATTGCAGTCGCTGGTGAAATTATGCCCGCGATGCACCTGTTGCTGCAGGAGTATAATTTTGTGATGCGCTTCTTTGAGGAGTTGTGTCATTGCTCTCCGCTAATCCCTGATGACAGAGTTCAACTAACAGCAAGAGGGCTGTATCTTGGATTTGAATACCGCTTCTCTGAGTCTATTCATATGATTTCACCTCAAATAGAATTCATGGTTAGAAACCTACTTAAACAGGCGAATGTCAGAACTAGCACGATTGATGAGGCAGGCATTGAAAACGAGGTTGGACTCAGTTCACTGCTGGACAAACCTGAAGCGAAAAGCCTGCTGGGTAATGATCTTCACTTTAACTTGGTGTCGCTGTATACCGATCCTCTTGGTGCAAATCTCAGGAACTACGCGGCGCATGGACTGCTCAACGATGATTCTTCGCAGAGCGACGCAGTGGTTTATGCATGGTGGCTGTATTATAAGATTATCGTCATGTCGGTTACTCAGGCACCGCTTTTCACAATTCCGCACCCTGAATAAAAATGCGGCGAATAGAACTGAACCTTTTAGTATCGATTATATGTTTCTGTCTTATTGTTGCCTATAAGGAATAGTCCGTTTTATACATAGCAAGCGCTGAATAAAAAATTTAAAACGCCAGATTCTGCGGAGCAGAGAAAAGCTTCGAATGTACGACATTAGTTTCCTCGGAAATTGGCACTGAATTTATACGTGATCAGAATCAGGCTCAACGCTGAATACATATAGTCTAATGTCCGCTTCTCGCTCATAGCCGCCCTAAAAATCCTGTCCGGGCGGCTTGGAGATAGTTAAACCTCAAGCTTTAGTTTCATTTCGCCGTCATACGATGGGTGTAACGCTCCATGTCAAAGTCGATAATTGCCCGTTGATCGCGAAAGACACCGCAGCGCCCGTGGCGGATAAGATGGCCCTGCTCCACGGCAGCCCGGATGTATTTCTCGGCTGTAGTGCGGTGCAGGCCGAACATGGCCACGATATCGTTGGTCGTAGCGTGACCATGTTTTTTCACCAGCTCAATAATCCAGGAGATGAACAGGGTGCGCTCCCTGTGAGTTTTTGGTCTTGGCATCAGTCAGGCCCTCCCCGCCTGGCGCAGGCACTCTTTACGCCGTTTGGCGATTCGGGCAACTTCGACAGCACTGCAGGCGATCCCGAACATGTCCGAATACACCGCTGCGGCGCGGCGCCACAGCCCCTTTTCTTCCAGCGCCTTCGCCTTCTGCTCGGCAGCCTGCATCTTGATCGGGTCGCTTTTCTCCTCCATGCACGGAAGGATCACATCCGGAATATCGGCATGCGGCACCGCCGCATAGGTGTATTGAATGCTGTTACGGGAGCGGGTTATCACCCCATCGTCACTCAGCTCGCGCAGCAGCTTGCCTGCTGTAGCGCCTGACATATCCAGCGCTTCGGAAACATCGCCGACGGCGCAGTTCGGTTGGTAGCGCACAAAAACTGCAACCTGCTCTTTCTGGGTTAATGGTTTGGTCATTGGTCATCACTCGATTTAGTTGGTTAAACCTGCCGCTTTGCGGCGCTTGTACTCTTCCATCAGCAGCTGTGCCGGAGTTGGCCCTGCCGGGTGCTGCGGTGCTGCAAGCTGGCGGCGAATCGGCGGTACCGAAAGGCCGTTACTGACGTGCTTGCTCCATTTTGTTAACAGCTTCTCTGCCAGTTTCTTCAGTTCCCCCTCTGTCATCTGGCGCTCTACGCCCGTTCTGCGCATCTCAATGCAGATGTGGTACAGCACCGGCTGCGGCCACGGATATTTATCGCTACCTGAGTACCGGTAGGACTCGTTACGCCAGCGGCGGTACTCACTCATGACACTGTCGGACGTCAGGCCGAAGTGGTTGGCACCGCTCTCTGAAACGAGCGATACAAACTCAGCGAGATCAGGCGGCCATGTGTTTCCAGCGGCGCAACGCTCCATGCACTGCTGGCAGACCAGCTTGATTTGCTTTTCAGTCATCGAACCTATCTGGGCTATCCAGAGCGCCGAAGGTTCCGCCCCATTCTTCTGCGTCCACCGGTTCGAGAATATTTCCCCCATGACCTGCCACAGGCGCCATGCCGTTTCCGTTGCCATCAAGTCCATTGCGGCGTCTCCACTCTGCGTGGGCTGACTGAATCTGCTGAACAGCCCTGGATGCTGTAGGCTCTCCCCGAACTCCTGCATTGTCCTTACCTCCGGTTTCCGGTTGTTTTTTCGATCTCACCAGCACGATGTGCCGGGCGAATTTCTGTTCCCACTGAACCTGGGTGAAAATCTTCCCCTCTGACTCCCAGTACGACGCGAACTCAGCGAGCTCTGTGACAAAGTAATCAGGGTCAGGCAAAGCTATTCCCCACATTGCCGCGCGCTGGCGAAAATCCCTGCTTGGCGACCAGGCGGCTGTCATCGTGAATTTGCCGATTGGTTCATCCAGTCCGTCAACGTATCTCGGAGCAACAGGTTCATCTGGTAAACCAGCAACCTCAGAATTTTCATTCGCGCCCGCGTTAAGAGAGGGGTTTAAGATCTGTTTACTGCTTACTGCTTTCTGGATACCTGATGGCAAAGGGCAAGCCTTATCCTTAGGCAAAGGCATAGCCTTGTCGTATGCCTTACCCATAGACTCAGACACCCCATAACACGCGGCCTGTAGCGCCGCCCATGCCTCCCATTTCAGTTCACACTCGGGCAATAATTCGAAGGCCCGCGCCCATGATTTGATCACATTCACTGAAGCTGGCGGGTTATGTGCCGCAGCCTTAGGAAGCCAAAAAACTCTGGCTTTCAGGTCGGCTTTAACCATGCCTAAAGCTAAGCCTTCGCCTAAGGCAGAGTCGAAGGCTTCCAATTCCCACCCCAGCTCTTCAGCCAGCGCCGCCCGGCCGCCTTTGAACAACCCAGGGATAATCCCGGTGAACGGGCTGGTCAGTAGATAAATAAACAGGCTTTGCCCACTGGGAGGCAAAGGGGACAACGCGCGAAACTTTGGATCATCCCACATGGTGATCTTCACCTTGCGGTAAGGCTCATTTGTAGCCTTACTTTTAGGCATCGCCTTAGGCAAAGGATTAGACATATCTCACCTCGCGGTTAATGGTCGTAGAACTCATTGGTCAAAACTCGATTACGTAAAAAGTGGTGCCAGCGCCTGCAGGTGAGCTATCACCACACCAGCCAGTTCTCCCGGCAGCAGCGCTGCGTTGGCGAGAAGGTTTTCAAAACCCTCTTTCGCCTGCTGTTTGGTTGGCAGGCCCAGTAACTTCGCCTGGTGATGCTCGCCGCACTCTTTTATTGCGTCAGCCACCAGCTCGATGTCGGTTTTACCCTGGCGGAGACCATGTTTTCTGGCGATCTCAATCGGCATTGCTACGCTGATCGCATTCGCGAGTTGCATGACATAAGCCGTGTACTTGCTGGAATTGGTTTCGTTTTTCAGGTAGCGATAAAGATTCTGTTTGTTAACAGTGATCCCACGCCCGCCCTCTTTTGCCCACTGCTCGGCCACCAGCTGTGTAACAACGTCCTGCGCCTGGCCGGGCAAAGTAAGCTCCCATTCACGAACGGCTGTCAGGATCGCCTGGCGCCGTAGGTTGTCTCTGCGGCGAGGTTCATAATGATTTTCCGATTTCAGCGAAGCGGATTTCTGTCGGTTAAGATGTTCAAACGCTACTGTTTGCATGCTCATCACCTTGTTCATCACTTTTTGGCGGGAAAACACTATCCAGTGTGCATTCGGCGCCCAGTTGATTGAATTTCTCAACGATGAGCCTGCAATCGTTGAGAGTTGGCTTTCTCGTTCCATTTTCGTAATTCGAAATACGCGACTGACGCCAGCCAAACATTGAAGCCAGTTGGTCTTGGGTGAGCCCGAGGGATTGCCTCATCTTTGCGATGTTGTTCATTGCTACCTCGATATGAATGCGATGAGGGAATTAAACACGCTGCGTGTTTAATTGTCAACACCGTTTGTTTTTTGAGTGATAACACGCAACGTGGTAAAACGTCTTTATGAACATGAATGATCAGATTGCCGCCCGGTTAAAACGGGCCAGAGAGCAAAAAGGTATTTCGCAGAAGGCGCTTGCGGAGTTATGCGGGTGGGCGCAGTCGCGTGTTGGAAATTACGAATCAGGCAGCAGAACAATCGGTATTGATGACGCCATTACCCTCGCTAAGGCTCTAAAGATAGCGCCAGCAGACCTGGTTTTCGGTGCTGATTCGACAGAGTCATGGATAACAGCACGCCATCGCCATCTTATTGAGCTCTTTGATCAGCTGCCAGAAAGTGAGCAGGATCGAATGATTGATTTGTTCGAGGTACGGCTTAAAGAGATTGACGATTACGTACAGAAATATCTCCGCGGACGCTTTAAAGCATCCGATAACTAATTTTTTTCTCTCCCCCTCTTAATCACCAAGCCAGCCATAGCGCTGGTTTTTTTATTGCCCATAATTCGTAATACGCATTTTTTCGCCTAAAGCAAACACGACACGTGTTGACAATAAAACACCAAATGGGTTTTACTATATCCACACCAAGCAGCAAGTAAGTCATCCAGGCAGGACGCCCACGTAGTAGCTGCCGGCGGCATATGAAACACCGGATGAGATGACCCCAATAATGCGCAGCAGGCTTTATCGTTCCGTCGGCCAGACGCAAAGGGCAATAAGGAGATAACCATGATCGACTATGCACGTATCCCAGTTAAACAGCAGGCCGTTCGCCTGAATCCATTCGAAGTCATGTTGCGTAAATTTCGCCGTCTTATGACACAGAAAGGCAACCCAGAGCTCAACGCATGAGCTCGCTCTTCGCCTTAATCGTTACCGTCTGCGCTCTCACCGGGGAATGCTCAGACATCATGCTCGGCGTTTATAACACCGAGGCGGTTTGTGAAGCAGCTGCCGCAGAGCAGCACGTGAAAGGACAGTGTTACCCGTACAAATCGGCTGACGACCAACAGCCAGCGTTACATTTTTAATCGAGTTTCGACCAATGGCTGTTGCCAGCCTGATGCCAGGTGCACATGGCATCGTGATGGTAATCCCGCCATCTCAACCAGACAGGAGTCGATGACCTGTTCTGGTTAAATTGGAAAAGTTCTCTTTGCCCGTCGCCCGTGGCGGGCCTTTTTTCCGGAGGATTTATGTCAGCGAACGAACTGGCATTGCGATTCAGCAGCGCACCGGCAGAGGAGTTAATTGGCATCCTGCCTGTTCTTGAAGTTAAAGAAGCGCTGCGCGGTGAAGTTGAAGAAGACGTTATGGATGAAGTCTGGCAGGAGCACCAGTTTGAAATGGAGGCTGTTGAGGAGCAGACAGAGGAAGCGAACCGCATGGCGCAGAAGTTTGAACTGGTAGCGGAGACGTTCGGGACGGCGATTAGGCTGGCACTGACCCTTCCATACGGCGAAGCGATTCAGGTTCTGCAGGATGCCATTGAAGATAACCCTGGCTACGGCCGGGATCCGGTGAAGGGATAGACCATGGAATTTGGAATGAAACGAGTGATGGCATCTGTCCAGGCTGTTGCGGTTCTGGAAAGAATCTACTGCGGCAAGCCAGTACCCCTCGCCACGCTGAGTAAAGAATCGAAGCTCTCGGTTTCCTACCTGGAGCAAATTTTTAAGCGGCTACGCAGCGGCAAGCTGGTCACCTCACACAGAGGACCGGGCGGCGGATATAGCCTTCGTGAAGGTGATATCTCAGTTTCAGCAGTCATCCGCGCAGTCAGCAAGATCCCGTCGAATACCACGTTCGACCCGGTGCTTGATGCACTTGATGGAGTGCTTATCTCTCAGCTGGCGAATAAGCCCGGCGCCCAATAAGCACAAAACCCGCGCAAGGCGGGTTAAGTACCCGGTCAGCCGACCAAAGCTTTCCGGAATCGAGTTTTGACCAATGACCACTACCTAAGCAGCGCTCATTAGCTGTTGGGTATCCTACACCCAAACGAGGCTCCAAGATGGAATTTTTTTATCATATTAAGGCTACCCAGAAATCAGGCAAACCTGACGCCGTCTACTGGGGGACGTTTAAAACAGAAGCCCGCGCCAATCTTGCACTGGATGTTGCACTTGAAGATGCAGAAATCGAAACTGGCCGCGGGAAAGACTACCTCAAGCCGATCCGTACAGACATGCCGGTTGTGTATGATCTGCCCGAAGAAGGTGTCGTTTGCTTCGAGTTCTGTAAGCGCTACGCCCTGACCGACGACCAGCGCACATGGAGCGTGATCCCTGATAGCAAAACCACTGATACGGCGAACGTCGAAGAACAGTGTGGGGCAGATGCCTTAAACAGGTTGCGTGCCAATTTTGTAACCCCACGCCACACTCTGCCAGCGGTTCCCAGTGATGCTGATATTCCTGCCGCGCCGGTAACCTCCGCTGATACCGCAGACGCCGGCAAAACTTCCCTGCTGGAAAATCGCACCCCGGCTGTCCGCTTCGCTGTCCATCTGTTGGGTGACAAATATCTTTCGGAGATCAGCCAGGAGCATCAGATTGTCGCCAACGAACTGGCGACCGATGAAGGAAATGTTTACTTCCAGAACATGCTGCAGGCCAAAAATGACGTTGCTGATATTGGCGATCTTAGCCTGCATGCTGAGTGGAAACTGGTGCAGGCCGTCAAAGAAGTCTTCCCGCAGGACAAAGAACACGAATCCGCGCAGTTTGCCGCCTTCATGGATGGCTGGATTAAGGCCAAAGACCGCAGCCAGCTGGTTGAAGACTGGAAGGGCGGCAAACTTCCTGCCAAGGATGAGGCCGCAAAACCTCTGTATGAGTATGGTCTGAAGATCAGCGAGCATGATGATGGTGGTGCCCACTACCCCGTTTGCAAAATGCCATTCCGCAAGCAGCTGCTTGCCCAGCTGACGGTGGACGAATTGCGCCATCACATCACCCGCAGCGAGAATGCAGAGCTCTACGCACTGGAAATGGATACCGACAATGGCTATGTCCAGGATCTGCTGCTTGCCGCTGAAAACTTCGCGGAAGTTAAGGCTTTCGACACCAAAGACCTTTGGCGCTACACGACCGCCATTCGCAAAGTGTTCAGCATGGATAAGCGCCATGAGCTGGGCCTGCTTTTGCAGTTCACAAAGGCCTGGGTAGCCACTCCATATATTGACCGCGGGATCCTGACGCGTGAATGGGCTGCCGGTAACCGCATTAACCTCGTGCAGCGCACCGACGCTGGCACCAATGCCGACGGCGGGTATGTAACTGATCGCGGTGAAGGCGCGCATCACACTCTGGAAACCCTCGATCTGGAGATCGCCAGCGCCCTGATGCCGATGGACTTCAACTATCGTGAAATTCCGGTGAGCATCGCGCGCCGCGCCAAAGAAATCATCGCGAAAAAGGAAGATCCATGGAAATCGTGGAGCAAAATCCTGCGCAACCAGCCCGGCGTTCTGGCAGTGAACCGCGCGGCCATCTTCAACCTGGTGCGCATTGCGCCGGAGAACATCCATCTGACGCCTGCTGCTCACCTTGAGTTCGTCAACCAGACAATGACGGCTGAGTTTAACGCTGCAACCGAACTGCTGCCGATTCCAGCAGCCTCCGCCGCTCCGGTTGTAAATGAAATAACCATCAATCCTTCAGATGAAAAATCTTCTCGAGCCCCCCTCTGCACTCACGAGGAAAACCTGAAACGCGTAAGTGAAGAGGGAGCACGCCGTCGTGCGGATGAGGCCAACAATCAGCCGCAGGTCGCGAACCTCGGCGGAGGCGTATTCGCCATCGATGACTTGATGAACGAAAAACAACCAGAAAATGATGACCGTTCATCGGTTAGTGAGGAGACCACCAGCGATGTGCAGATGGAAAAGATTAACCCGGAGGAAGGAGAAGCTGATAACGCGGTTCAAACAGGCGAAAGCGCTGATACACCTGATCCGCAAACAGATGCCGTAGTTGAGACTGTCTGCGCCGGCTGTAGTGGCTGCCCGGACTGTGGCGCCGTGGCTGGAGACGCAACCTATGCGGCGATGGAAGCGGACCTGAAAGAGGAGCTGGAAGCGCTCGAACCTGATTCCGCAAATTCGGAAACTATGTTCACTCACCTGATGGTGGATCTCGAGACGATGGGCAAAAAGCCGGGCGCGCCCATCGTTTCAATCGGGGCCGTATTCTTTGACCCGTCCAGCGGGAAAACCGGCGCTGAATTTTACCAAGTGATTAACCTCGAATCGTCGATGTCCTTCGGAGCCAGGCCGGACGCCACCACCATCCTCTGGTGGCTGAAGCAATCGCCTGAAGCACGATCTGCAATTGTGGTGGATGATACGGTCGGTCTGGTGGAAGCGCTTGAGCAGTTCCTCGACTTCCTTGCTGAAAACGCGGCTAACGGTTCGAAGACAGTTCAGCTCTGGGGAAATGGTAATTCGTTTGATTGTTCTCTTCTGGAGGCGGCATTCGAGTTGGCCGACACGCCATTCCCGATCCCGCACTGGAACTACCGGGACGTGCGTACCGTCGTCGAACTTGGCAAAGCTGTTAAGTTGCACTCGCGCTATGACATCCCTTTTGAAGGGGATCAGCATAATGCCCTGGCGGACGCTCGTCACCAAGTCAAATACATTTCGGCTATCTGGCAGCGCCTGACAGCAATCTGATTTCAGTTTTTCAGCCAATGGTCCGTTTCTGGGCCATTATGAGGTAAAGCATATGATCCAGATGTTAACTCTCGAAGAATGGGCCGCTGAAAAATACAGAAGCAACCCTCCAAGCGTGTCGACACTTCGACGATATGCAAAACAGAATCAGTTCTCTCCACCAGCAATGAAGCAGGGCCGCTTATGGCGTGTTCGTGAAGATGCCGAACTGGTAGGTGAACTGACCGCGCCGGTAGTTAAGAAGAACGATTCCATATTGCTGCAAAGGATTTTGAACGATGGCTGCCAGACCACGTAAAAACAATGTATCTGTTCCGAATCTTTACCCCCTCTACAGCAGGAAGGTGAATAAGGTTTACTGGCGTTATAAGCATCCAATCACTGGCAAATTCCATGCGTTAGGCACTGATGAGGCCGAAGCTATAGCGATCGCCACGGAAGCAAACGAGCGCCTGGCAGAACAGAGGACCCGGCAAATTTTGGCGATCAGTGACAGGATCGCCACCAGCAAAGGTAAAGCGATCACGGTATCAACATGGCTCGACCGATACTGGAAAATTCAGGAAGAGCGTCTGGCGACGGGCGATATCAAGCTGAACACGTTCAAACAGAAAAGCAAGCCGGTTTCGTTGTTGCGAGAGCGTGTCGGAATGAAGTTGCTGCCATCAGTGGATGTCCGCGATATCGCCCAATTGCTCGATGAGTACGTCACAGCCGGTCAGCCGCGAATGGCCCAAGTGGTTCGCACAGTGTTGGTTGATATATTTAAAGAAGCGCAGCATGCGGGTGAGGTTCCTCCGGGTTACGATCCTGCCTCAGCGACCAAAAAACCCCGCCGAAAAATCACCCGCCAGCGCCTTAGCCTAGAGGAATGGCAGAGGATTTTCGATATTGCAGACAGCACCCATCAATATATGGGGAATGCAATGCTGCTGGCATTGGTAACGGGCCAGCGCCTCGGTGATATTTCCAATATGAAGTTCAGCGATGTCTGGGATGATCACTTACACATAATTCAGGAGAAAACCGGAAGCAAAATCGCGATACCGCTTTCACTTCGTATGAACGCAATAAACTGGAGTTTGCGAGATGTTATAGCGCGCTGTCGGGATTACGCAGTCAGCCCTTACTTGGTTCATTTTTTCAGGGCAAATTCGCAATCTGAACGAGGAGCACAGGTTAAATCGAATACTATAACGATGAATTTCAGCAAAGCGCGGGATAAGACTGGAATAGTATGGGGGGATGGCACACCTGCAACGTTTCACGAACAGAGATCACTGGCAGAACGTCTTTATGAGGCTCAAGGAATCGATACGCAAAAACTGCTGGGCCACAAATCTCCGAACCAAACTGCACGCTATCATGATGACCGGGGTAAAGACTGGACGACAATTGCTATATGATTATTTTTTTAAACTCTATATCTCATAGCAAGAGTAGTCATTGTCATAATGATTTTAAGAAAGCATATCCCACTATGCTTTCTTTCATTAGATTTAAAACTTAACCAATTACCTTCTAATTTTTGTTATTTCCTTTAAGACTTCAGATACATTTTTCCCTTCCGCACTTTTTAATTTTTGCTGCTCCAATGACACGGTAGACTGACCTTTTTCCAAGATGAAATTCCTCTCAGTGGCCATTAAACTTTTAATTACCTCACTCATTAACTCTTCGTTTCTGACATCTTTTAAAAACTTAATTCCTAACACTTTAGAATCAACGTTGGTCAACTCATTTTGGAAATATTTAACCTCATCAAAACCATTTTTATACAGCTTAAGGAAAAAATATGCAAATAACTCTATTACAATTACAAATGATAACCTTGGAGCCATATGAAGTATGTAATCTAGTTTATCATTCATTGCCACCTGATTAGTTACTGTATAGCCCAAATACAAAATACCTACTAAAGCAATAATTGCACCAATTACTAAGTTAACACCACCACGACGATTAAGGCGTGCTATTTCATTTTCAAGCCGGTATACAATATCAGAGTAATGCTGATTTATATCAACTTGATGTCTTAACGAGTTTATTTCATCTTTTAGGCTAGCATCAGCTAATAATAGCGTATTCCCTATAATCCGCTTTTTGGCGCTTTCAATTAATTCAGTTTTTTCAATAGGTTCCAAATCAATCCTCTGAATTTCATTCGAACCAAACCGTGCCAATTCATCAACTTTTGACTTCAATGAATTCACTTCATTTCTTAGGTCAAACAATTGGTCTAATTTATCGATATCAGATCTGACGCTGCCAATATCCTTATTAACATAAGTAATTAAAATTGTACCTATGACTCCTAATGCGCTAACAGCAACTGCATATTTAACGTTCCCTATAATTGAAAACAAAAAACCTTCACTATTAAACACTATTTTATCAGAAAGTGTATAGATTATTAATCCAATGATAATACAAGTTAATAACCATATTATGATTTTAAGGCGCTTGCGTTCTGTAGAACCAGGGGTTTTTATTTTTTTTAACCGTGGGGTATTATTAGTATTCAT